TCAGGAAAAAGAAATCCTCATGGCGTAATGAACTGGTCAGAGGACTAGTGTTCTGGGGTGTATACAGCGCCCATGAGGTTCCGTCAGTAGACGAGGATTTTCTGACCTGAAGCGTCGAATTAAGGATCGCAAGCCGTCGGAAAAACGTAGCTTGATCGTATGCGCCTTTTCCGAATCCGTGGTTATCCTCTGAACCCGATCCTGTCGTTAGCGCGTAGAAATCATCTATCAGCAGGTCGTGGTGACGCCACGCCCAGATATTCCCCATCAAGTTACCGCCAGTCCACCGAACCCGGCTGACAATCCCATTGTCACCAATGTTCAGGTTTCCGGTAATCGTCGCGCTGTTGCTCATTACAACGTCAATATCGTTCGCACGAATCCGAACATCTCCAGCGAACGACGTGTTTACAATGATCCGCGTCCCGCTTGTTGCAGCGGCGGCATTAAACGCCGTGGCAGTAGTAACGGTTTCCTCGCGGGTTATAACCGGGTCTGCGGGCGTGTTGTACGCGAAGTGTGGAGAGCGGCCCGCAAGAATCGCGCTGATTCTTGCCCCATTCGTGCCGCTCGGAGCCGCGTCCGTCTGCCCGCTGTCAGCGGGGCCAGCCGTTGAGACGTTGCCGCTGGTATCTACGTCGAGCAGCCGATAGTAATAAGTCGTGCCTGCGCTCAGACCCGTATCCTGCCAGGATGACGCCGTGATACCCGATGCGCGGGTTCCGTAGCTAACGCCGTCCGTTGATCGCTGGATCGTGTAAGAGGCGTGGTCCGATGCGCCGCTCGTCGGGAGCGAAAGCGTGATTGTGCTGGAAGTTGCGTCAACGATAGTCGGCGCAGATGGCGCGTTAGGGGCCGTCGTGTCCGGCGTCGAAACAGTAAACGTCAGCGAGACATTCTGAACAGATGCAATCCCGTCGCTTGCGCCCAGAACGAACGCATAGCTGCCGTCAGCCGTCACCGTCCCGCTTAGGGTCTGGTTCCGCGCTCCCGAAAGCGCCAGCCCGGTCGGGAGCGATCCACTTACCAACGAATATGTGATGGTGTCGCCATCAGCGTCGCTACAGACCCCATCCAGCGAGATGTTGACCGCATCGCCGTTGTCGTAGCTTTGATTCCCAAGCGACCAGACCGGCGCACTGTTGGCGTCAGTCGTCACCAGAGCAGGCCCAGCCGCCGTGCTGTTGTTTCCGGCTGCGTCGTAAGCCGTGACGGTGTAGCTGTACTGAGTGGAAGGACTGCGCCCCGTGTCGTCGTACTGAAGCGCCGTGGTCGTGCCGATAGGCGTGCCGTTCCTGAATACCTGATAGCCCGTTACACCCACGTTGTCCGTGGATTGCGTCCAGGTCAGTCGTACAGTGGTCGCAGAGGTGCCCGTAGCCGTCAGGGAGCCGGGAGTCGTCGGAGCCTGAGTGTCCCCACCACCGGGGCTAAGTACGCCGTAACCTTTTGCCACAATCGTTACTCCGCGTATCTCATACTCGACTTCGTGGTCCGCTTGAAGAATGAGGTTTACAACCTTTTCGATGGCTTCCCGCTCTTGGGAATGGCGGGAAATCCACGTTTCGCCCTGCCATACCTCGATCCATCCCTTGCGTGTGAAACTAACTGGCATAAATGTTTACACCGCTTACATTTTTGGGATTGACCCGGATCATTTGATTCCCTTGATCCTGCTAATGCCAAGATCGACGGTGCGGACGCCCATGTAGGTCATCGCTGGGGCTGCGAGGGCGATGAAAACTTCCCACATGAACTCGAATTGGCCGATACCCCAATCAACCGGAAGGGCAGGCAGGACGGCTGCGAGCAGCGCATATGATCCGGCGATGTACCAACTTTGGCGGGCGATCTTTGGGCGGGTGCGTTTGGTGTATAGGTCGCTTTGGTGCAGTTCAGCCTGAATCGTGGCTTGCTGGCTGACGTTAATGTCCCGCTCGATCTCTAGGGCCAGCTTCTCTAGTTCGTGGCTCTCACGGCTCAGTTGCGACCGCCATTCGTGTTCAAGGCGAGCCGCTTGGTCCTTATCCGTTACGAACTCGGAAATCAGGGACGCGCCCTTGTCGATCACCCGGTCAATGATCTTCCCGACGATGGGTAGCGCCATGATTTACTCCGATAGGCCCGGACACCGGATGCGCCCAGCGGGAGGGGAGGGGAACCGAAGCGGCATCCGGGCCGGGAGGGGAACGGCGGTTCGGGGCAGTGCGTCCCGTTAATGCTCCTGACCCATAGGAGACAAAACCGCCGATTGATCGTTAGACGGAAGCCCACCACGCTCGAACATCAAAGCTCGGGCAGGCTTTTGCGTCAGTCCAGTCCCGGTGTCCGCTGATCGCGGCTCCGGGGTAGTTCACAAGAAGCTGCTTAACCAAGTGCTCTAGCGCGGTCCACTGGCTGCGCGTGAAGTTGCTGTCAGGCTTACCGGCGTCATTGATCCCGCCGACCATGCAAACCCCGATTGAGTCGGCGTTGTGACCGGCAACATGCGCCCCGGCAACGTATTCGCTTCGACCCTTCTCAATTTCCCCGGATCGCCGGATGACGTAGTGGTAGCCGCACCCATTGAACCCGCGAGCTTCGTGCCATTGCGTGATTTCCGGAACGCCTATGTCCATTCCTGGCTTGGTCGCAGAGCAGTGGATGATGACGCGGCGAATGTCCCTCACTTGTCCACCTTCCCGTCGAGTTTGGCGTCCATCTGATCCAGCTTCTTCGTGATCCGCTGCTCCATACCGCCAACCAGCGAGGTGAGGTCATCCTTCCTGACGTAATCGCCAGCCACCAACACCTCCATGCGACCAAGTTGCCGCTGTAACTCAACCACCGATTTCCATACGGTGTTGAGCCACCACCCGCCCATAGCCCCGGCGAACCCGATGACGATATTGAACAGGGTCTGATAACCGTCGATCATTGACGGTGTGCCTGCTCGACCTTGGTCTCGACCCGCGTAACCCTTTCGCTGACGGTCAGCTTGAACTCGCCCATCTCATTTTCGACCCGTTCCATCGAGGTCTGAAGATGCCCGAGACGTTCATTTATGGCGTTTCCAAACCACACAATGACGCCAGCCCAGGCGCTGAAAGCCACCGCGATCAGCGTCATCAATATCGGCTGATACGACACAGGGGCTTCGGATGGCATGGCGACTCTTTTTGTGGTTTTTGGGATTCCAGAAATAAAAAACCCGGCACTTGGCCGGGTTCAAAACAGTGCAGGGGCACCATTCCACGATAGGTTTTTACCCCATTTTCGCGTCTATGTCTACATTTTTCAGTTCGCAGATTGCGGAGCGGTAATCTGCAAGCCCGTCAATGTACCCCTCATTGTAATCTTTTAAACCGTCTGAACTCTCAAAGGCCCGCAGTTCTCGATACAGGTTTTCGCATCGTTTTATAGTTTCCTGCTCAATACGTCGCGCAAACTCAAGCAGGCCCGGCTCCGAGAAGGAATAATGCGGAACCCCGTCTCTATACAACCTAGATAGCCATAACCCCGTAGATAAAGCGACGATCTGAAATGTTTTCATTTCCGCATCCTCCACGCCAGCGCCGAAAGCGCCGCCAGTTCCCGCTGCTGTAGCTCCTTCCTCGCCCATTCCATCCGGTTCGGCCATGCGCTCTTGCGGTATGCCTCCGTGGACATTCCCAAGCCCCTCGCAGGCGCTCTCAGGCCGATTCGCCGCAACCCTGTACCTTCACATGCCTGGCAATCCTTCGGCCCGGTTTCTGTCATGTTGTTCCCGCCGCCGTTGCAGCTCCTCAAAAGAGTAGTTTGCAAATGCCACCAACCGCCCGTCGTCCTTCCACCCTTCCGTGTAGGCTCGCCGGTCCACCATCATCCGCCAGTGGTCACGGTATGTCCGGGTCGCGTGAGCGTCCATCGAATACTTGGCGAGCAGCATCGCCGCAGCCGCATGGTCGTGGATCATCCCAAGGCCACCGGCTACGTCTAGGGCGACGAGAGACGGGATGCCACCGGGTACATGGTTTAAGTTGATCCCGTGGATGCTAAGAAGGGCCAAAAGCTCCGCAGGATTGCTCATAGCCCGTTCTCCTTGAAATCCCGTCCAGCTTCGTCCAGCGTTCGCCCGAATCTGGCTTTGAACCATGACGCCCATGAATCCCACTCCCCCGATGGCGGCTTCTCATTACGGCGCTTCCAGATTGCTCTAGCAGCGCCCCGCTCGATTTCCCGAAGCGTCCTATTTGCCGGTGACGTTTTCACAGCGCCGCAGGCTTTCCCGGCAGGCAACGTCCTCGATCACTACCGGCTCGGCAGGCTTGTGGAGCCATGCCAAGTGATCGCGCATCGCCGTGAAGCACTGATCTTCCCCACCGAAAGGCTTTGAGAATCGCGTACGGGCGCAGTAAGCGCGTGCCGCTGGTTCAGCCAGCCCCAACTCGGAAAGCTGCGTAAACTGCGCGAGAGCCATGCAGTCGCCGTCTTTCCATTGCGGCCCGATAATCAGACTCCCGTTGACGTTCGAGCCTCCAACGCCGAAGCCCCTTATGCAATCCATCGTCGCCATCGGGTGAGTCATGGCGATACCCGGAGCCGGTCTGTCGTAATCGTCGCCTTCGACGTTGACTTCCCCAACCGCCGACCCGCCGTTTCCGCCGTAAGCCGTTCCGCCATTCGCCACCGCGCTCGCATCGCCGCCAGTTGCATCTGCACCAGCAATCGCGCCCGCCGCTGCGCCAGCAACCGCCACGGCCCCAGCCTGCGCCGTCGCAGACGGGTCGGCAGGATCGACAGGCGGCGTACCGTTCACCGCCGTCGCCTGACCAGCCACCAGAACCAGAACCATCGTCATTAGTCGCATTACGCGCCCTCCAATAAACCAACCGCCCACAAAGCCTGAACCTCAGTCCTAACCACTACCGGCTTCGCCCCTCTCCACTCGCCATGCCAGCGGATTTGGTCAGGGGTCAAAGTGCCCTTCTCGTTTTTCACCTCGATCAAGAATGTTTTGCCACCGATGCCGACCAACAGGTCAGGAACGCCATCACCGACCGCCGCCAACGATTGAACCGTCGCCCCGGCCTTCCGTAGCGCCTTCACAATGGCGCGCTGGTTTTCATCGGTGCGCGCCGCCCGTCTCAATCCATCCGCTCCACAAGCAGGGATTCGCTTGGGCACTCAATACAACGCCCCGGCGGGTAACCGGATTCTTCCCACGAAACGGAACATTTAAGGCATGTTATCCGCCACCAGATTTCAGCCCTCTCCGCGATTCGCTGCCGCCTGTCAGTGTCTAGGTGCCACGCCTCAACCGCGTCGTAACCGCATACAGAACACACACCTTCGTCATTCAAAAAGTGGCCGCTCATACCTTCTCACTAGCCCCTCTCTAACAACCGCGTCCAGAGTGCGGCATAGAGCGTCCAGGATGTATTTATCAGGGACAGCCTCTAAACCCGTGCGTCGATCCAGAGCGTCGTGGCAGTTGCTACACAGACGAATACTTGCCAAGTCCCCCGCGCCCTTGTAACCAGTTCCCGCTATCCCGCCGCGCCGAAGATGCGCGAGAACCGTCGTGGATTCATCGAAATTGCAGATTCCCGGGAAACGCCCAAGTCACGGCTTACCCTGCGCTGCCCTCCGAAGTTTGCTCACCGCCCCGCCCTGTACACGCCGCGATAAACCCGCGCCACTTCCATCCCCGGATAACAGTCGGTCGCCAGTTCCGAGAGGCGGTTTAAAATCGTCTTGCGCGACGATCCCGGAAACGCCCCAACGATTTCGTCAACGTGGCACGGCCCGCGTTCGCGGATCAGCCGGTAGATTTAGATGCGCTGGGGGACCATCAGAAAGGAATGTCCGCGCTGTCATCGAACGGGACCGTCTCGGGCTGCGCCTGCTTCGTCGGCTTCCACGTATCCAACGCCACGTAATACCCGCTGCCGTCGCGCTTACGAAGCACCTGCATGTTCACGTAGCCCTTCTCGCTACGTTCCTGCTCGGCCAGCCATGCCACAAACTTATCTACGTTGACGCTCAACCGCCCCACAACGAAGTCCGGCGCTTTATCGTTCCTGTCGAAGTACGCGCCAGATGCAAATACGATCTTGTCGCTCATTCCCCTGCCCTCATCGCAAACAACGTCCCAACCGCGTGCCAGCCTGGACCGCCGAATGGCTTACCCATCGGACGACGCGCCCAAGAGCACTTAACCGGGTCAAACTCATCTTCAACGCGAACGTGATGCACCGTGCTCGCCAGTTTTTTATGCCCGTGCGGACTAATCCCGGAAAGCCCCGCACTTCTCACTCGTTCAGAAACCGTGTGACGAGAGCAGCCGTACAACTTGGCGATCTGCTCATAGGTCATGGTGAGCAACAGTTCACGCAGCGTTTCCGTAGACGGCAGCTTCGCATTCGGCGGCCTGCCGCCCTTGTGATTCGGGTGATTCGGGCTTTCGGTTTTCTTCCTCGAGCAGATCGAGCCATCGTCCGAGTAGCAAGCCCACGACTGGATGCCGTGGCGCTTCTGGCAGGACTTGAACATCTGCCGTCCGCATACGTCGCAGGCGGGCGCGTCGTCAGAGGATCTTGGTCCGTAGTGATTGGCGCCTGAGTTCATCAGTGCATCCTCCGGCCAGCGTAGTAGTCAGCCTCGGAAGCGTAGCCCATCATGCGCCACAAGTCATCGGTGACTGTGCTGGTAGTCTGCCTCGGAGCGTTTACCTTGTCGTAGTCGTCCTCCCAGCGGCGCTGGTTCAGGAAGGTAGAAAGGTGGACGACGTAGATACCCTCTCGCCATTTCTTGTCGTCTTGGTGCCGTTGGATCAAATGCGCGACAAGCTCGGCGGTTTCCTCGGCGGTCAACTTCAATTTTCGCCAGGCGTCATAGCCTAGCTTTTTGACGCCGACAGGATGCGCCCGCCACAGGACTTCGTATTCTTCTGGGTAGTCAAATCGAAGGCCCATCACGCCACCCCTCCAAGCAAGTCCCCCTGCGCCGTGGCGTTATGCAAATTCTGCACCGCCTGACGGTAGTAGGATTCTTTCAATTCGACACCGATGAACTTGCGGCCCATCTCGATGCTGACGAACCCTTCAGAACCGATCCCGGCAAAAGGGCTAAGAACCACGTCTCCCGGATTGGTCCACAGGTCGATACCGCGCCGGATGACCTCGAGCTGAAGCGGGCAGATATGACGCTCGTCGTCGTGCTCGCGGGCGCTTCGGAATTGCAGGGTGTCGTTCGGGTCAATGTCCGTCCAGATCGGGCTGGCAACCTTCTGCCACTTGTCCACCGGGTACTGCTTAGCGTCGTGCGTGACCTTATCGACCGGATCACCGGGGGCGCGCATCGTCACCAGATAGTCAGGAATGCCCTGCCTGCTCATGCTGGCGTTGGTCCGCACCGTCTTGTGTAGCAGCCCCAGCGCCTTCGTCCGCTGCATAGCCGTTACGGGGTCTTTCCAAATGACAACCTCGGAGTGATAGACAAACCCCTTAGCTTGAAATGCGCGGATCAGATCACCCCTGAAGTCGTCCAGGCCGATCACTCCGTCTCTGACCTTCGACGTCGGAAGCAGCATGCAGTGAAACGACACGTCGCGGCCCGGCTTCATCACCCGGCGCAGCTCGTCCACCAGGAAACCGAAATGCTCGAAGAACTCGCCGCGATCACGACAGTTCCCCATGTCACGCGGGCTGTTGGAGTAGGTGTACAGGCTCGCGAACGGAGGCGAGAAGATCGAATATCCGATACTCTCGTCTGGGATGCCCTTCAATACCTCGACGCAATCCCCCCCTGTACACCGCCCAATTATCGGTAACAGTTTCCTCGATGCAGTTCATATCAGGCCCTCAAGAATGCAGGCACTTTCACCGCCCGCGTTGCGTTATAGTCGTTCGATTGCCGCTGAATGCCAAGCACATTAGCCTTCACACTTTCCGATGTTTGCGCGGCCAGCGCCTCGCCCATCGCCCTCGCGTCGCGCTCCTTCCGTTGCAGATTTGAAACCACCGCGCCCTCGAGTTCTGACGCGAATATATGAACCGTCACAGGCCGCTTCTGGCCGAACCGCCAGCATCTCCGAACGGCCTGATAGTAGGATTCGAAGGAGTCGGTAACGCCCACGAATGCCATCTGGTTGCAGTGTTGCCAGTTCAGACCAAACCCGGCAATGCTCGGCTTCGTCACGATCACCCTGGCCCGGCCATGCGCGAAGTCAGCAAGAGCAGCTTCCTTCTGGTCTGTCGTCATAGACCCGCGAACCTCAACGGAACCGTTGATGGCCTTGGCGAGCATCTCGCTTTCGCTGTTCAGTTCGCACCAGACCACCCACGGCCCTGGCGTGGCGTTGACCATATCGACGCACGCCTTTACCCGTTCTTCTACGCTGTCACGGCGGGCGTTGCGTCGCTCCATGAGGGTCTGTGCCTCCATAGCGAACAGCATGCCTTGTGGCGCTTCCTGCTCAGTCAGGATGGTATGTTGTTGAACGGTCAGCTTCGGCAGGTCATACCGAGAACCATCGAACCCAAGATCAGCAGGGCTTCGCACCATCGCGCCCCAGCAACTAACCCACTTCCAGAACGCTTCGCGGGCATGGCCCTTGAGCCTCCATACCTGAGTTTCCCCGCCGTCATGCACGAAGAACTCCGACAGCATTTCGGCCCGCGTGCATACCCCCAGAAACTCGGCATGCGTCCCTAGTTCCGTCCAGTCGTTAGGAGCTGGCGTAGCCGTCGCGCAGAGCTTGTAGGGCGTATTCTTGAAAGCCTCAATCAACTGGCCAAGCGTCTTGCTGTCGTGATGCTTGATGATGCTGGATTCATCCAGAACCACCCCGGCAAATTCCTCGGCGTCGAATTTATGCAGGCGCTCATAATTCGTGATGGTTATGGGCGGCAGTTTCTTGGGTTGCTCTCGGTGATGCTCAACCGCCACGCCAATCCCAGCCCCCTCCTCCACGGTCTGCTCGGCCACGGCCAGCGGAGCCAGGATCAATACCGGCTGTCCGGTATGTTTCGCAACATGGTCAGCCCATGACAACTGCATCCGCGTCTTTCCAAGTCCCGTATCAGCGAAGATCGCGGCACGGCCAAGGCGCAGCGCCCAACGGGAAAGCGCGTCCTGAAAGTCGAACAGCGTCAGCCCGGTCGATTGAACATCAAACCCTGACGGGCGGAAACCACCCAATTTCGCCAGGATGTAATCGTCATACGTCACAGGATATGCCTCCAACTGATGAACGCCACAACCTGATAAATCGCCCGCTGCGTCACGTCAAACTTGCGCGCCAGTTCCCTAGTTGACATCCCTTCTTTGTGCAGTTGTCGGATCATTGGTATATCTTCTTCGGTGAGTTTTGCTTTGTGATGCGTCTCGCCGCGAGACTTGCGCCTGGTGTCTACGTCTAATTTAGGCCACATCAAACCCGCTCCGCTTGTCAAAATCATCAAACCCCCGGCACTGTCGCGCCAGCCGAAGCGCAGCCACGGCAACGTCGATGGCCTCCTGCCGAACACTCTCGGAATACCCCAGCCGAATTGCTTGGGTAAGCTCCCAGATTTCCTCCGCGATAACTCCCAACGCCTCGTGCGTCGAGGTGTACGGGCCGTAGGTTTCCTCGGCCATCTGCGCCACCTTTAGCATGTCGTCTACTACGTCTCCGTCGATGCCTGTTTTCATTTCCCGCTCCCTGTTTTCTTTTTAGCCCGCTTAATCAACACATCCAGCGCCGCTTGACACTTCTCGCACCGCAACTGGTATCGGTCATGGGACCAAAAATTTACCCCGCACTTCACGCAGCCTTTCGGATGCATCGCCCCCGAATATCTGTGCTGCCTTGCGTCCTCGGATAGCTGCTGCTTAACCCGTTTTACTTTGGCGCTTTTCTTTCCCATATTTCTCCGGGCAATCTCTAACATTTTCCCGGTGACCTATAAGATCAGCGGTACTCATTCTCCCGTATCCGTCAGCCTCTCGGCCGTCACCGGCGCCTGGTCCATGCCTGGAGAGCAGGCGATTTCTAAGAATCTAGCGAATTTGTGTTTTCTGCCGGGCCGCCCATACAGGCGCACAGACTCACAGCGCGGCGGGCTGACTTGCCGACTGTGGCGATTGCGAATCAGAGAGAGGATGCTAGAATGCGCTTGCGCGCTGGAGTCTTGATCCGATGCTTCCTCATCTGATCCGGTAGGCTCGCCAAAGCCGACCAGCACGACATTTATACGCCCCGACTTGCGCCATGGCAATAGGGGCGTTTTCATTTTGAATGCTCGTCGTAGAACATTTAGCCAAGAGTCCGCAAACGGTCGCGGACCATTTCAATATCAGATTGATTTTCAACCATCCAACCGATTGATTCGATTTGCCGCTTTGCCATTCCGTCTAGGAACGCGGATAAAGCAACTAGCACCCATTCTTCGGGCAAAGCTGGAAGTTGCTCTTTGCGAAGAGCCCTCGCAAACGAAAGTAGCGATTCGGTTCCTTGATGTTGGATAAACACCAGCGCATCGCCAACGCTTTCGTCGGCAAAGTCGCTCATTGATAACGGGCCTTTAGTCCAATCCATTATTTCTTCCCCATCCAATACCTAGCCCACCGCTTCCCCGTCTTTTTGTCCGTCTCCATGATGGTGCGGATCGGGAAACCCTGTTCCCGTAACGCCTTCACGCGAGCAGCTAGGCGCAGAACCTTGTATTCCCGCAGCGCATCAATCGGCGTCAACGATTTACCGGATTTCAAGTGACGCAGAATTTCGGCCTCTTGCGATTCCATTATCGAGCCTCCCACATTGCTACCAGCTTCGCCCCTAACGCATAGCTGGGCTGTTTCGTCTGCCCCCTGCGGATCGCGGAAATAGTCGCCCGCTGAACCCCGCACTTCTTGGCGATTTCCTCGTCAGTCATTCCGGTTGCTGCCGAAAGCTCGGTAATGACCCTCTGAAAGTTAACCTCGCGCATTGCCGCCCCTGATAAAACCGTGGAGACTTTATCGCATGATATTTAGTCTTATGCAACAGGGCGCGACAAAATAATTTCGCAAATGTGTTGACTCGCGTTTTTCGTCGGCGCATAGTTTGACCATCGACAGGGAGCAAGCCATGACACCGATACCCGACTACAAACCGACCCGGAACGACGAGCGCTACGAAGGCGCAAAGCGCATAGGCGAATACATCACCTTCGCCCTCGTCATGTTCCTCCTGTTCATGGGGCTTGGCGCTGCGGCGCTTGTTGGCGACGAACTTCAAGCCTGCCGCGTCGAGCGGATGGAAGTGCCTGCAAGCGAGCGGCACTCATGGGCGGATTACCCCAGCACAGAAAGCATCAACGCATGGCGGAAGCTGGATGGTCAGCCGGAGGTGTGGAAGTGAGCGACTTAGAAGTTTGGGTTGAGATAAAGCTGCATATCAAGGTGACGCACTTCAGCAAAGGGCGACCGGAAACCAGATGGGAGCCAGCAGACCCTGGCGAAGTTGAGTTTGAGGTCGATGCGCCGAAAGAGGTGCAGGACTGGATTGAGCGGCACGTTGACCGGGCGGATTGGGAAAACATCGAGTCTGAAATCATCGAGAAGGCTGAGGATTATCGGCTGGCCATGATCGAGGAATGGCATGAGCAGAGGGGCATGGCATGAACAGCGACGCATTCAAGGCGAGATTCAGGGACTTTCTAGCCGACCAGATCGAACAGGGCGCAACGCTGGAAACGCTGCCGATCTGGTTCGTTGATTCACTGATTACGGACGTTTACTACGCTGGCGTTGACGAAGGGATCAAGCGATTCAAGGTCGCGCTGGCGGAAGTGCATCGGGAAGATTTCGAGAGACAGGAAGGATTGCGGAGGGCGAGACAATGAACATTTGGCAGGCAATTTCAGCGGTTCAAAAAGAACTGTCGGAAAAGGGTATCGGGAAAGCCCAATACAACGAGTTCGATAGATACAAATTCCGGGGCATAGACGACGTTTACAATGCTCTAGGCCCGGTTTTGGCAAAGCATGGGCTGGTCATATACCCGGAAGTGAAAAGCCGGGAAACCATCGAAAGAACGTCCCAGAAAGGCGGGATGATGCTGCATGTCATCCTCGACGTTGTGTATCACTTCGTTGCCTCTGACGGAACGGAAATCCTGGTTCCGGTAATCGGTGAAGCGATGGATCGAGGCGACAAAGCGATCAACAAGGCATTTTCAGCCGCTTACAAGCTGGCGTGCTTTCAGACGTTTTGCATCCCGGTCGAAGGGGAAAACCGCGACAGCGAGCAGGAATCACCTCAGATTGCGCCGCCGCGAAAAAGCAAAAGCGCCACGGCTGCGGCACTGGAAGGCGTGAAGATCGACACGGCGCAACGTGATGCCTACGTCGGCGCGATCATGGGCGCTCTCATGTCGGACGATGACGCTGGGCTTGCCGAAGTGCTGGATGAACTCAGCCCTGACGCAGAGATGAAAATGGCCGTATGGCTTGAACTCGGGTCTGCGGATCGTGCGGCAATCAAAAAGTTTGAGGCAGAACGACGGGCGGCTGCGGCATGAAACTCGCCATAGGCACGCGCCAGATGGGGGCGGTCATCGACCAATTGGCGCGGTGGTTCCCGGCCCGTGAGACGCAACTACGGCGCTTACAGGAGCAGTGCCACATCGGGCTACAGATAGAGCTTGCCCCGATGCGTAGACGCTCCACAGACGCGCAGAGGGGCGCGTATTGGGCGGGATTGCATGAACTAGGCAGGCACCTCGGTTACAGCGCGAGAGAGTCAGAGACGCTGTTACACGAGGTCATTCTGGCTGAGTGCTACGGCGTCTCAGGGTCGCGTGAGATACGCGCAGGCGGAAAGGTTTACCAATGGCCGCGACCGGCTGAGAGGTCTAGCAGGAAACCGGACGGAGGGCCGAGAGACGTTGAGACGTACTCGGAACTCATTGAGACGTTGCTGCGGTTTGCGGCTGAGTACGGGTGTGTCATTGAGATAGAGAGAGCAGCATGAGCGACCCTGACGATTTTGAATACTGGCTAGAGGAAAGAACCGGAACCGCTCGCGCCCTTGTCTACGGCATCCTGCTCGCGTGGGCGGTGCTTATAATCGGCGGGTGTTCTTGGGTTTTGTGGAGGGTTTTGTAATGGCGCGTCATCGCTGGGCCGACCTGATGATCCAGGCGGCCGAGAATTGGGATGGGTTGGAGTGGCGTTGGAAAAATAACGGAGGTGGAGAATGGTCCACTTGGAGGCCGGTTAAGGGTCATCCGCCAAATTGGGCAGTACATCTGGAATACGAACTTCGCCCCATCCGCCGCCCCGTTTTCCAGCGGAGGGTTGAGGTGCCGAGGGCTGAATGGGAGAGCGCGCCGAGAGAGGCGCCGGGCGATGGTGGAGACGGAAGAATGAGCGACGTATTACCACCACCGCCCGGAGATAAAGACGGCTGGTTTACTTGGTGGCAAAGCCGTTACGGGAAACTGTGGTCAGACAAGATGCAGGAGGAAAATCTACGCATCCGCTCCGAGAACGAGGCGCTGCGGAAACTATGTCTGCGCTGGCTACGCAAATGGCAGACAGAAATGGACCCAACGCCAGGGATGCTCGAAGATACTCATGCGCTCATTCATCATGAACACACGCCAGATTGCTGGGCGCACGGGTGCCGATACGGAGATGATTTGCCATGAATCAGCCTCAACAAACACCGTTAATGGATCTGTTATTGATGATCCCGCGAGACGCGCGGGCTACCTACCAATCTGAAAATTTTGCTTCCGCTAATTTTGCGTATGGTGCGATCTGTCATGACGCAGCAGATAGGATCAACCTCCTAGAAGCCAGGCTCAGAGACTTGGAGGACGAGAAGAATACCTACATCGACTACGTTGGCGACGCCCTCGGTCAGTCTGACGACGAATCGCTATGGGATGCCGCGCAGCGCGTCCTGAGCGATCGCGACAGGTATCGAGTGATCGTGGAACGACTGCTCGAGGCCGCCGAACGCGATCCGTTCAGCACTGTCGGACATTTCTGCGAGCACGGCCCGGTGTCATCCGAGATCGAGACCGCTCGCGTGAGGGCGATGCTGGAGTTGGAGGAAGGCGAATGAACGAAGCTCCTGAAAGAATATGGTTTGATCGCAATATGCGACTCGACCACCAAGCACCAATCCTGTATCAGTCAGACAGAGAAGACGACGACATCGAGTACATCCGCGCCGACCTTGCGCGGCTGCCTGCTGTTCCGCGCAAAGAATGGCTTATTGCGATGGGAAAGGCCAGAGATAGCGCGCTTCAATGCCGAGACGACGGCGTAGAGGGGGCGGCCTCTGACCCTATGTTAATGGTCTATCTCGCACTTCGAGACATCCTCGCGTGGCATGAGGGAGGGCAGCCATGAAGGTGATCTTGCAGCCACCGCGCCCTGTTGGATGGATGCCAAGTTCGCTTCGCGCCAGAACAATAAGATCAATGCTTCCATACTACCAGAGCCGTCTCGGGGTATATGTACATCGCATCCGCAGCGCGCGTCAATATGAGGACACAACAACGGGGAAATCCCATGTAGCACTTGCTCTCTGGTGCGGAGCGACCGGGTTTATTTCCAAGGGAATTCTTTTCCACGAGCCGCCTGCCGATGCGATCCTGTGTGCCACATGCGAAGGTCGTGCAATCGGCACCGGCATTGATGGACACAGAAAGATCAACGGGCGGGCGTGTATGTATGCGCCTCGCAATGTCGCAGCAGCAGAGGGAGACGAGAGATGAGTGACACGATAAAGATGCTGGCCTCAATACTACGACGGGCGCAAGGCACGATAGACGCCGAAACCGGGAAAGAGATTGACGTTGGCTATGAGGTGACTCATCTGAAAGATGAGTTCATGCGCCTCCGCGCCGAGAACGAGGCGCTAGTCAGCCAATGCGAGAATCTGGCCGATGAAAACAAGATGCTCGAAGCCGATAACGCGGCGCTGCGGGGGTTGCTGGCAGAGGCGAGGAAAGATGTTGTGACAGAGTTGGAGCAACTTGAAATCTATGAGCCAAAAAGTGCAGAAGAAA